AGGACCACAGGCGTCAGGTAGTTTGCACACGCAGTTCCCGCAAGAAGCGACGCAACCGTTGCCCCCATGCGCTGCGATGCGTTCTTCGAAACAAGGAGCAAAGCCCCAAAGAAACCTGAAATAAGAAGCCCTATCTCTATCCCGTAACCCACAAGCTGCTTGTGTATAACATCAGTCTGTTCCTGCATTTACACACCCCCCGTAAAAATAAAATATTACCATTCATACACTCCCGCTAAGGTATCCCCCTTTTTTCAAAATCATAAATCTTATATTTTTATGCCCCTATTTTTTAAACCAGGATTTATTACAAAAAAGAGAAGAGGGGCTAAGGTATCCCCCTCCAGCCAAATCACCCCTATATAAGCACCCCCGGGTGGGGGGTATAGTGTACGACCCTTTGGCTACCTGCCATGCTGCCCAGTTGGTTTGGATGGATTCAGACCGTTGGTTTGGATGCTTCCATACCGGCTGTCCGATTCTGCAAACTCTTTCGATACCGGCTGTCTCTGTTCGCTGCTTTCTTCCATACCGGCTTTCTGCCTATGCAAAGAAACACGCCCCGTCCTCCTTTAGGGGGACAGGGCGGAAAGGATGGGGAGCCGTGTGGCTCCCGTTGATTAGGCGACTGTTTCGACCCCTTCGATCATCCACGGGTGGTCGCGGCACTCCTGCACGAACTGCTCGTAGGGGATCGTGGTGCCGATGATGTACTCCTCGGAGTAGTCGGTCTTGTGGCACTTCTTCTCCTGCACCACGCGCTCCGCATCGGCGGCGGTTGCGGCTTCCACGGCGTAGTCGCTGCCGCCCTTCGCCTTCCAGTACGGCTTCTCGCTGTCGCCGTAGTTCTCCATGTACTGCGTTCCGACGATCCACTTGGGCATCGTTCGATCCTTTCTGCCCCGTTGGGGCTACACCACAACGGGTGCGGTGCAGGGGGAAAACGAGGGGCGGGAGCCTTTCGACTCCCGCCCCTCCGCTGTTCACTTCCGCGTCTTGAGGGGGAGCGGAGCGGTCGGGATGGCGGCGATGGCGTCCGCGAGAGCGGGGGTCGCGTCCTTGCCCCACTTCACCGTGCCATCCGCGAGGATGCGCCCTGCCCACTTCGCGGCGGGGTCGCCCCACTTGCCCGATGCGATGCCCACCGTGTCCTTGTTCTCGGGCTTCGCCTTGTCGGAGTCGGGGCGAGTGTACGAGAGCGTCCACTCCACGCCGTCAGCCTCCACGACGACCTTCGGGAACTTGACCGCCTGCGCCGCTGCGCGGAACGCCTCCACGAGCGGGGCGAGCGTGAGCGACGGGACGGGGTTCGCTTCCTCGTTGATGAGGCGGTCGATCCACTCCGCCTGCTTGGGGGTCGGGTTGCCCTTCGCCAGCGCACCCAGGAGGCTCGCCGCGAACTCCGCCTTCTGCGGGTTGCTCCCGATGATCTGCGCGAGAGCCGACATCTTCTGCTGCTTGTCCATTCTTGCGTATCCTTTCTGCCCCGTTGGGGCTACACCACAACGGGAGCGAGGCAGGGGGAAAACGATACGGCTGCCTAGTTCACCAAATGAGGAAGGGGAGCCGCTTTCGGCTCCCCTTCGGGGACGGTTCCGCCGCTTCAGGCGAGGGCGGTTTCAGGGGTCGGGCATTCCCAGACCTTGCCGCAGAACCACAGGCGACCCATGTAGGCGAGGCTCTGCCCCTCCGCCTCCACCTTGCGGTCGAGGCTCGTCCACGACCGCCCGCCCTTGCCGGTCACACGCGCCTCCACCTCCACCGTGTCCCCCATGCACCCGAAACCCGCGTCGTGCTGCTTCTTCATGTTGCAGCGTCCTTTCTGCCCCTTTGGGGCTGACCCAACGGGAGCGGGGCAGGGGGAAAACGAGGCGGCTGCTTGGGCGCGCTCTACATACGCGAGAGTTCGCGCCTGCTTTCGCGTCGTGCCTTGCGGGGATCACGCGACTTCTTGCCCCAAGTCTTGGAGCGGACGCGACGACCCGCAGCGATCTCGTCCCTGCGAGTCTCCCACGCGATCTTGCGAGCGATGTCTACGACTGACTTCATGGCGTTTCTTCCTTTCTGCTCCCCAAGAGGGGAGGGAGAGGGGGAAAACGAGCCACAGGTGGAAGTGAGCCGTATGTGGCTTACTTCTTGAGAACGATCTGCATGAGCAGGTCGCGTTCGATCTGCAACTTCTTGATCTGCTCCTCCATGTTTCGCAGTTTCGCCCGCAGGGAGTTGCATTCCTGCTGCAAGCGGTGGTTTGCGTCATGTACGGAGAGTTCGCGTTCCTCCAGCGTGACCGTATCGACCACGCTGTAGCCACTCCTGACCGGGTCTGGCTTGGTGTTCTTCCACCATTCTTCGTTCATGGGGGTTCCTTTCTGTTCCAACGGCTTGGCGGGGAGGGGAAAAAGAGGATTTGTTCCCCTAGATTCCCTTCCCCGCGAAAAGCGGTGCGCGGTGCGGTGCTTCGGTGCTAGCGGCGCGGTGGGTTGAAGAAATGGTTGCTTGCGTAGCCCATTCCAAGGAACCCAGCCACCACTACGGGATTGGCGTCTAGCCAGTTGATGAATGCCCACATGATGGCGGCAGACACGGTGAACGCCACACAGATCACTACGGCGATTCGAATCATTCCCTTACCCATTCTGTTGCTTTCCTTTCTGCCCCAAGCAGTGCGGTGCGAGGGGAAAAAGAGAGGGAGGGAGCCTTTCGACTCCCTCCCCTTCTCTTGTTCACGACACCGTGCAGCGCGGTGCGAACGCTTCCGCTTCCTTGCGTGCTGCGTCCGACACCCACGCGGGGTAGTCGTAGTCCTCGCCGTCGTTCTCACCGGAGGGGGAGATGTAGCCGACGATGACCACATCGCCCACGACGATGTCGATGCCCTTGCCGAATGCGTTCTCGTAGAGGCGCGTAGCGACGAGGTTAGCGGGCAGACCGTTGCACTTGCCCTCCTCGTTGCAGTACATCATCGCGCCGTTGCCCAAGTCGATGCCTTCGATCCAGCCACCGACACCCGACTGGAGGGACTCCAGACCCGTGTTCTCGCGCTCCTCCACCTGACCGTTCATCTTGATAACGAGCATCTTCTTCATCTTGCGATCCTTTCTGCCCCTTTGGGGCTGTGTCCTAACGGGAGCGGGGAAGGGGGAAAACGAGGCGGTTGCCTAGTTTCCTCCCCTGTTGACGATGAGTTCCCCGCTGAGCAGGGACTTCACCATCTCCTCGTGATACCGCTCCGCAGAACGGAATCCCTCATCACGCGCAGCGTCAGCCGCCTTGATGCGCTCACGGAGTTGAGCATTCTCCTCCTTGAGTTGAGCGTTCTCAAGGATGGTCGCCTTGATCGTGTCGCAAGCCATGAAGATGCTGAGGAGGGTGTCGTTCATTGAAGTACCTTTCTTGTTGCCCGAAAAACTACCCGACTGGGGGAAAACGAGAGGAAGGACAGGGGAGGATGTTGCCATCAACTCCCCCATCCCTTCCGGGGGTTCAGATCATTCCCAAGATGCGGAGCCACGACTTGGGGTGATCGGGTTCCACATCGTCGCCCCACGGCGTTTGGCACACGGAGTCGAACGCCATGAAGTTGAGTTCCTCCGTAGACGGGACGGGGAACCACTCCCACTCGCCTTCCTCGTTCTTGAGGTACTTGTGGGAGATGATGCCATCGTCACGACGGCAGTAGCCATCGGGAGTCTTGATCCACCTTCCGGTGCTACGCGACTGGAGGTGGGTGGGCTGACCGTGACCGTTGTTGTCGGAGTAGTCAGCGGGCTTGTCGGTGAGGTTCACATACTTGGGCTGCATGAGTTTCCTTTCTGCCCCAAGCGGTGCGAGGCAGGGGGAAAACGAGGCGGCTGCCTAGAATGCGTCAGCCTTGAGGCAATCGGGGCAGAACTTGAACCACTCCCACGATTCATCGGGATAGTCGTACCTGCACTCCGTGAGGGCATCGGGATCGAATGACCCGTCACACCCGTCACATCCGCACTTTGTTCCGCTTGTGGTTGAGGACGAGTTGTCGTTGGGCTTCATAGGTTGCCTCCAGTTGTTCGTCTGTCATTCCCGTCACGAAATGGAAGTAGGAAGGGGTGATGACTCTTGGGCTACGAGCCTCGCACTCCCTGCATTCCGTCCATCGTCCTGCGTTGGGGTCTTGGTGAACCTCTCCGCACTTGATGCACTTGTTGGGATACTCCATCACGCATCCTCGTCAATCACGGTGAACGAACCGACCGTGTTGCCGTTGGAGTCCATGATGGCGTGGTTCCTCATGTCGCCTCGCGCCACCTTGCGCGCAAGACTCTCAAAGACGCGGGACACCTCGTTGAACTCGTCCACATGGAAGGCGTCGTTGTTCAGGTTGATCGTGACTCGCAGTTCAGCCATTGGGGGAAGTTCCTTTCTGCCCAAAAGTCTACCACGGTGGGGGAAAAAGAGGGTTTAGTAACCCTCCTCGCGCTTCGTGGCGATCAGTTCGCCGTTCATGTCTCGCAGCATGAGGATGTTGAAATCGGTGGGCGACGGGAAGTTGAACGGAGTAGACCAGCACTCCATCTCCATTCCGGGCTTCACATCAGCCCACGGGAAGCACGACTTGATGCGGGCAGCATCGGTGTAGACATCGTGGAGGTACAGACCGTTGATGGGGGAAGTTCTCTTGTCCATGCTAGAAGTTTGTCGGCAAAGGGGGAAAAAGATAGCGGGGCGGGGGAAAGGAAGTACCCCGCCCCGCAGGACGCAAGAAGATTAGAAAGTTTCCGACCCGTACATGGGATCGGTGTAGAACTCGTTTGGCTCCCACATTGGCTCGTCAGACGGCTCCTCGTAGAAGAACTCGCCGCCGTCGTAGTTGTCCTCGTCAGAGGGGTCTAGCGATGGATCACTCATCGTTACCTCCAAACAACTCCTCCCAACCTTGCGGGCTGGTTCCGCTGATGATGAACTCACGATCCTCGCGGGAGAGGTAAGGGAACGCAAGTTGCGCCAACTTGCCGCCCTTCCACGCATCCCAATCGGTGCGGCGAACGCTGACGCTGTACGGTTCACCCGTCACGACACACGGACGCTTGATGTCAATCCACTCGCTCTCATCTTGCGAAACGATGAGGCGACCAATCTGCTTGTAACCCATTCGTTGTCTCCTTTCGACAACCCAAGAGGCGGGGAACAGGGGGAAAAAGAGGAAGGGAGCGCATTCACTTCGGAACGCACTCCCTTCGCAGAAAGGATTAGTTGTCGCAATCTGTGCAGATCGGTACGCCCATTGTACCAACTGCGGGGAACTTGTCAATCCCGTTGATCAGTCCGCCACACTTGTCGCAAGTGTCCTTCAGCCAAGTTCTTACCTTCGTCACTTCCACGAACCCGGCTCCGTTGCCTTCGGGATCACGCAAGGCAATCACCTGATACACGGCTTCGGGTCGCGTCACGATGAAGCCGCAGAACGGATCACCATGCGGGTCGCTTTCATCGTAGATGATCTTCGTGATCGTTCCACCGATGAGAGGTTCAAGCATCTGAATGTAAGGGTTCGACTTCACGCCGTTGCCTTCCTGCGCGACTTGCTGCGCTTGCCCTTCATGTCCTTGTGGCACAGGTAGCCAATCAAGGCAAGGTTCGATCCGATGAGCATGAGGATGATTGTGTCCATGCCGCAAATACTCCGGTTGAGGGGGAAAAAGAGGGGAGGCGCACTACTTGCCTCCCCTCCGTTCCGGGGGTCTGTTAGGCGGTTGCGACCGGGAGGTTATCCCCCGTCACGGTGGCATCGCCCGCCACTTCGATGCGCGTCTTGCCGGAGCGCACCTTCTGCACGAATGCGCCCATCTCCTCAAGCCGCTTCGTGGTGGACTCCTTCAGCGACTCGCGCAGCACCTTGCGCTGCTTGTCGTTCATCTCCATGATCGTGGGGATGCAGTCGATCACGGCATCCTGCGTAACCCCGTTGATCTTGGACATGAGAACCGCCACGAGCGTCCACGGGCAGAGTTCCTGCACGGCGGTGTAAGTCTCGTCCGCACCCTTGTCGGCGGTGAAGTTGAACGCCACTTCCACGCGACCGGAGGTGAAGCCTTCGGGGAGGTTGAGGAGTTCCTTCACGATCTCCGCAGCACCCTTCGACTTCACATCGAGGCTGATCTTCGTCATCGTCATCGTTCGTCCTTTCTTGTTGCGTCTGCTGCCCACGGCGGGCAACACCGCAACCCCACCGGGGAAGGGGGAAAACGAGGCGGCTGCTTACTTCTCGTCCTTCTTCGCCGCATCCATCAGGTCAGCGATTGGATCTTCAGGAATCCCCGTTGCACACTCGTCAACAAGGTTCCAGATGTAGTCAAACAGAGCATCGCAGTTGTGAGACATATCTTCAATGACACGCTCTGCGCGCTCCTCGCTGCAACCAAGATGGTCAGCGACATCAAGGGCAGTTAGGTCGATGGTGAACACACGCCGCTGCTGCTTGAGGAGGAAATCAGCGGTTTGCTTGTTTGCAGGATGCGTCATTTCTTGCCTTTCTTCTTGGACTTTGCTGCGTCTACGAGATCGTCAAGGGGGTCAGGGTCGTAATCAGCGATGTAGGCATCGACAAGATCGGAGAACACGCGGAACATATGTCCTTCGCGCTCCTCCTCTGCCATCACTTCCTTCAGAATCTTTCCCGCGATTTCTGCGGTAATGGACTTGTCTTGATGACTTGCAGAGTCGATTACAAAGTTTGGACACACATAGAAGCAGCAGATGTGCTGATCTCCTCCAAACTCCTTCTCCAAACGCTTGAGTTCAGCGATTGCCTTCTTGATCTTCATTGCGGTGCCTCACTTGGTTTCCATCGTCTGAAGCAGTGCCATGCTCTTTGTGAAGTCATCAGGTCGCATGATCTTGCCCTTCGTGAACAAGTCGGGATGTCGGTGGGTGAGGATCATCCACGCATTTCCGCTCTTGTTGTGTTCGGTGCTGACATACCAACAGTAGAACCTGCGGTGCATGGTCTGTCCGTTCGGATACAGAACCATAGCAATGTGCTGACCGCTGTAGGTCTCCTTCATCATCGCACGGAACTCATCCGTCTGAAACGCAATCGCGTTTGGGTCGATCTCGTCATTCTCAAGAGATGGGAGCATCTCGTTGAGGACATCAATCGTTCCTACGGTGCACGATGCGAGAGTTGTCATGCGTTCGTATACCAAGTTTCTGATCGGGTGCTTTGCGTCCACGATGCAACACCTCCTTCGGTGGGGGAAAACGAGGCAGTTGCCTTACTCCACTTCCACCCACTTCATAACGGTGACAAGAAGTTCATCGTAGTTGCCCTTCGTTGCCTCTGACATGAAGTTGTCGATCTCGTTGCGAGGAACGCCGCCACGCTTCATTTCCCTCTGAACGCGACCAAGAATGGCGAAAGCGTTGCCGTCCTGTCCAACCAGTTGCACGGTGATGTTTGGGTACTTGGGTTCCATATCAGTCTCCATCAGGTGAGTTGTCATCGGGCATCCCGTCATAGCGGGGGTCAGTCCAATCAGGACACTTGTCGATAATCATGTCTTGGATGATCTCGCTGTCGTTGATCTCGTTCAGCCATTCGTACAGGTTGATCCCGTAGTCAGAGAGAACACCGCTGACGAAATCCGGGTTGAACTGTTGGCTGTTGGTAGCGGTCAGTACGGTTCCGCTGTCGTTGGAAGCCTTGATGCCTTCAACGCCGTACTCCACCCACTCCCATCCGCCACCGATGTCCACACCACGCGCTCCCCAGAACTCGTAGGCTCCGATGCCGCCACGCACCCACTCGTACTTGACCTTCAGGGTCAGGTCGATCTTCCAGCCCGGTGCGGACTTCAGGGAGATACCGTTGAGGATGATGTCCGTTTCGCGCTCGTAGGTTGAGTTGCTCATGCTCCAAGTCCTTTCGGGCAGGGGGAAAACGAGGCGGCGGGAGTATTTCATCCCGCCACCCCATTCCGTCGTCAGTCAACGCCCACTCCGGTTGTCTTGATGATTTCGCCATCCTTGTAGGTGACGCTTCCGCGACCGATACACCCCGGCTCGTAAAACGAGAGCAGGATGTTCGCATCGGGGAACATCTCCGACAGTTTTTGGATCACGGGTTCAGGAGGTGCCCATGCGGTATCAAAGGAGTAGATCATTGAACCCTTCTTCTCCTCAAATCCGATGTCCTCTCCGTTCACCGACCACTTCGTGCCCCAGTTGTTGACACGCCAGTTCCACCACTCTGGCATACCCTTCTCTTCCTTCTTGGACAGACGCTCAAGAATCTCCGCAGATGACATCTTTGCCTTGCGGCGCGGATCTTCCGGGTCGAGAATCTCGTCAGGCTGCGGAATGATGCTGTGGAAGCAGAAGATGCTGTCCACACAGGTGAGTTCGCCATCCTCTCGCTTCTCAAAGTTGAAGGGGCGAACATACTCCTTGCCCTTCAGCGTTTCCTTGATCGCTGCGAGAGTTGCGGGCTTTGCCTTGATACGAACCTTGTTCAGACACCAGTTTGGCATGAGTTTCCTTTCTGCCTCAAAGCGGTGGGCGGTGGGGGAAAACGAGGCAGTTGCCTTCTTTACGCCACTTGCGGCTCCTCAATGGGAGAGAAGTAGTCAAAGATTGAAGCCAACTTGCCCCAACGCTTGCGGCGCGACAAGAATCGGTGCAGCGCAAGAGTCACGGTGCAGTCACGGACGCAATACTCCATCATTTCATCGGAATACTGCGAGAACGGATTGGTCTTCTTGTTGAACAAACCCTTGTGGATGCCCAAACGGAATCCCCAAGTCTCCAACTTGTGCCGACCACGCTGACCTTCGGGAACCCGATCCTCACGGTACCCGTTGGGGAACAGTTCCTTTGCCATCTTCTGCGTACAGGTGATGACAACTTCTTTGGGGAACTTTGCCCCAATGTAGGACTCAATCACCTGCACATCGAACTTCGCGTAATGAGCGATGACTTCGTTCGCTTGGTTGAAGATCCAAATGATGCCGTCACGGACTCGCTCCTCACGGAACCGATACACCTTGTTCGTGTCTGCGTCAATGGCGACAAGACAATGAACGGACTTCAGGGAACTGAAGTCACCCTTGTGCCAAGCATCAAAGTTGATGGCGTTAGTTTCGCAATCAATGACGAATCTTCGGGTGCGGTGTGCCATGCCTCAAGTCCTTTCGGGCAGGGGGAAAAAGTCAGTCCATCCACCTGCCATGCTTGAACAGGTGCCAAATGCGGTGCCGCAGGATTGCCCATCCAAGACTGATCCACGAATGGGCGACATACCTACCTTCGGGGCAAGCCATGCAGTAGGTGATCTGCTTCTGCTGAAGCGGGAAGTTGGAATAGGGGTCGTTCATGGTTAGTCCTGCATATTGATTTCGGGTTCAAACGGAACGCCAGCCTTGTCAAGCATGGCGTAGAAAGTCTCGTCCACGGCACCGAACAGGTACATCACATCGTCAATCTCGTCCGCGCTGTAGGGGGTTCCGTTGAAACCATCGTCAAGAATCTGCTTCACTTCGTCCCACGCATTGACGGCAGCGCGCATGGAGATGTCTGAACCCGTGAGGGACTGCTGAATGTTGTCAAAGTGAGTACGGATAGAGTTGCACCACTTGCGATCCTTCTCGTTCATCTTGATGAGGGCAGCACGGAGGCTCCCGCATCCGATCAGGACGGTAGCGATGGCAAGACGCTCAGGGACATTGGGCTTCATGTGTTTCCTTTCGTTTACTGTGACAGTTCCGTGTCACATTCGGCAAGAACTTCGGAAAGAGTCGTAGCAGGGTTGATCTTTGCTAGATCATTCATCTGCTGCTTGATTTCTTTTCTGACCGCTTCGGGGTTGTCCCACGAATCAAGCCACTCGCTGTCATTCAAGACACGCTTCAGCGCATCGTATGCAATCTTCAGGATGTTGAAGCCGTAGGGAGTAACTCCACGGCAACCGGAGAGAACCGCGATGGTGATTCCGGCAGCAGCACGAATCTCATCGTGATTATTGCCTTCAAGACCCTTCTTGACCTTGCCCCAAAAAGCGTCGTCGATCACGATGCCAGCCCAATCAAGAGCGTGATCGTTGTCGAATGCCTTGTATCCCCATGCGCCCATAGTGAGTTCCTTTGTGTTGATGACCTGTGCTGCCCCAAACCCGGCAGGGGAGGGGGAAAACGAGGGAGTTGCTTAGTCCTGCTTTGCCGTATTTAGAAGTTCATCAATGGGATCAATCAACCCATCCTCAAGAAGAACATCGTACAACTTCCTGTAACGACCTTCTGATGTGGGCTTTACAAGCCACTCCTTGTTGTGGCAGTCGTACAGGTAAATCCATTCAGCCCAAACACTTTGGGCAAGTGACTTGAGTTTCCGGTTGTCCTTGAGGATTCGCGCTTCACAACCCTCGTCGCCACGGTCACGCCCGAAAGCCGTACACCATCCATTGTCGCTTCCGACCTTATTGAGAGGATCGGTCATGTCATGCTTCTCGCCCAACTTTTCGCGGAGGCTTGACAGGTCGCCAAGAGACATGAGGGCTTCAACTTGCTCAACCGTGTTGTAGCAGTTGTAAAGAATCATGCCGTTGTTGCTGATGTACCCGTCCCAATGGCAATAGATCGCCTTGATCTCGCCGTTGGTCAGGGTCATTCCGATCATGCTTCGTGTAGCCATGCTGCAACCTCCCCATCTAAGGGGGAAAACGAGGCGACTGACTAAACCTTCTCGCCCATCCGCATGAATCCCGCATCCATCTTCTGCACATGAAGCAGTGCCAGTAGAGGATCGGTCACGCCAACAAGCGGGTGCAGCATCCTGCGGTTCCAGTCATGCCGCATCCACTTGTGCAGGACATGCTCCGTCACCTCGCACCAACCCACCGAAAGGCAGATGAAGTGACGGGTAAGAGAGACATGCTTGCTCATGTTTGACACGCTGGCGCAATCGCCAACGGACATGGAACGAGCATTGAGAGGAGTCGTTTCCTCGTGGTTCATGTTGTAGAACAACTGATCCAGACACTCCTCCACGGTGGGAAGGTCGAACTCCCAACTGTGACTACCTTCGCCCTCGTTGCCGCCCAGATGAGCCACGCACTTGTACGCCATTGTTCTTGCCTTTCTGCGTTGTGGTTGAAAAAACCGGACTCGTTGGTGTTACCAGGTGTACCGTTGGAGGGGGAAAAAGAGACTTCAGCCTGCTCGTCTTTATCGACTTGGAATAAAGGCTCCTCATGCCTCAACCTGCACGGATGAGGGGGAAAACGAGGCAGTTGCCTTCTTTGCCATCGCGTGGAGTTGCATGAGCGGATCAGGATTCAGTCCGTCAAAGATGTCCTGCACCACATCAAGGATGATCGGCAGATCACGCATGACCGCATTTGCACCACTCAAAGGGTCAAACTCAGGACAACCTTGATTGGACTCATTCACTTCCATCCAATAGTGAAGCACGGAATCCTTTTCAGCCATGCACGGACGCCAACGAATCGTGATCCACGGGTGCGGACCATAATCCATCTTGATCTCCCACCGCACCTTGCCGTGGTTGTATGGAGCGATGATCTTGTAAGACCATCCCTTTGGAAGCCTGCCCTTCAACTTCTTGGCGACCTTGCGCTTGGCAGTCTCAAACTTCCCATTACGCGCCTGCTCCGGGGTCCACTCGTATGGGGTCATCGTTCGATAGTTGACTAGCGACATATCTCAAACACTCCGGTTGAGGGGGAAAACGAGAGAGGGGAGGGGCTTGCGCCCCTCCCCATCCCGGTCACTTGAGCATCGCCACCGCGATATCGTGAGCCTCGTTCGTCCGGTCGAACCCATCGCTGAACCGATTGCTCCACAGGCGCATCATCGGATCATCGGACTCGCCGCGCACAGAGCGGTCGTGCTGCGCCCACTTGGTCACGCTGTTCATAGCGAGCCACAGGTTGGGCGACGCAGACTTGAGAATCTGACGCTCCGTGTTCAGCGTGTCCCACCACACATCGCGGACACGCTCCGTCTTGCGGTTAGCGCGTTCGATCTTCTCGACCTTCGCCTCGTACTGCTCCGCGTTCTCGCCCGCAGAGAGTCCGGGGACTGCCTGCACGGGCATGATCGTGTTGTAGTACGCTTCGACCTCTGCATCGGTCAGAGACTTGGCGATCATCGCCTGCATCTCTGCGTCAGCCTTGTCGAACGCCGCACAAGCGATACCAAGGATGCGCTTCGCTTCCGACAGGCGGTTGAAAGCGGACTTCGTGTGGCGCACCTTGAGGCAGCGCGGAGAAGTCTTTGCCTCACCGATCATCAGGTTGAGCGTGTTCGCACAGACGATGCGGTGCATATGCGCTCCACCGATGAAGTGACGCGACCCGACCGCGTTGTTGGACAGACCGATGTACGGCTTGTTCACATCATCGCCGTTGCGGAACTCCTTGCCCAACTCAAGGTCAAGGAAGAAGTCCTGCCGACCGTGAAGCGTACCTGCCGACACGATGCGACCCGTGCCGTGCTGAAGGATGATGTCCTCCGCGAGAGACACCACATCGTCAATGCCGATCATGGTGTAGGAGTCACCGACAACGCCCACGGCGTTGCCCTCGCTCGTCACAGCCTTGAAGCCGTCCACCTTGTTGCCGTTGGGCAGCAGGAGATCGTCCATCTGCCAATCCCACGGGAACGCCTCACGGACATCCTTCGCGGAGATCGACTTGCGATCCTCGCCCAGCCCGTGCCAACCCTTGTCGCCCTCAATCAGCATCCGGTCGCGGAGAGCGCCGTCAGTCACGATGTTGTGTGCCATATTCGTCCTTTGTTATGACTTTTGTTCAGGCTTGCCATTCAAGCCGTCTGCCCTAACCCCACCGGGGAAGGGGGAAAACGAGGCGGCTAGGCAGTTTAGCCCCTGTCTCGAAACTGTCAAGACAGAGTATATCAGATTCTTTCAATCAGGATGAATGTCTACGACATCTTCACGGCAGCCCTCAGACATCCCATGAGCAGCCTGTCTGAGTTGAATAATCGGGACATCGGGAGCGATGTCTGACTGCTCAGACCGCTTCATGTTCTCCTCCTTCTCATCGCCCCAAGGAAGTTCCCAATGATTGGCGCAGACGGGTCCGTAGCCCTTGATGAGCGACCTGACATCGCTCAGACCCATCCCGCAGAAGCAGCAGCAGCCGCTCTTTCTGCCGTACTCAGAGCCAACCGTCAGGGGGTCCTTGGCAAACACTTCCATGAAGTCCATGACGTTCTGAGGAACGAACCCGT